GCTCTCTTCCTCAGGCCACTCAGCAAAAGTGGCTAGACGAACATTCATGAGAACCTACATCCTTGAAACTTGTGGCACTAGTAAAAACCATCGCATCCCGCGATGTAAAACCTAGTGTTAAAGTTAAAAGTTATACACCGCTAAGCGGGATCGCAAACGTACTGCGATAATTCTCATAGGACACCATATGGTACCCCACCAAGCCGCCACTGGCTTGGATTTGTCCATGAGTTTATACTCCTCATGAGAGTCCGGCTTTTATTGACGAACGCACGCGCTCCGGCAGGTCAGTTATACCATTAAGGTATTGGATTAGCCAATTGATAATACATTATCGGGGCCCCCATGAAAAAAGATAGTTGAAAATCTTCCCCCACGGATGTGTATTCACGTATAGACACATACCCTGATACATTAAAAACATTGGCTGTCACTTCCATTCCTTGCCCATCCGTATCGGAAGTTATATTTGAACGGGCAAACAAGAAACGACGGTTCTGTTGATAAGGGAATTCCACTTCTAAAGCGGGATTCACATTCACAATAGTGACGTGAGACCCAGGCCATGAAGGTGATTCATTTTGAATTAAATCATACGGTGCTGATTCTATCGTTGTTGTGGAAGGTTGACTTACATAACCCTCCTGATACGATTGATCAGTTGGTACACGCGTTACAGACATATACATCTGATCTGTCTCAACTCGTGTCCCACCGCTGGATTGCCCTTGTCCATTGTACAAAAATTTTTTACGTATGGCACCACGTCTTGCAACGTATGCTGGTGTCAAATAATGAAGTAAATCCGTAAAATAATAATTGTATGGGTCTGCTGTAGATGTGGAATGAATTCCTGTGGGGCTATACCCACGATATCCAAAAAAGTCGTTAATGACTCGCTTGAATAATGATCTACTCCCTGAAAGGGAGTATGCTGTTGACAATTGATATCTTTTGAGACATTGTCTCATAGACACTATTCTTTCGCCAAAGCAAATAGAACTCATACCATCACGCAAATCCAATGTCGCCGCCATTTCTTCATTGTTATTT